ACACCGCTGTCCCGAAGTCCCAGTAGCCGGTGGCATCTTCGATCTGTTGCCAGGTGTAGTAGCCGTACAGGTTGCGGTAGGTGAACGCCGGGTCGCGAATGATGTTGGTGCGGGTGAACGACCGGTCCTCGCTGAATGTCACGGTGAAGGTCATGGGTTCATGGTCCTCACCGGGATCGCGCCGTTCTGGCGGGCGTAACGCTTCAAAGCGTCGACGACCTGGTTCGGGTCGGCACCATTGACGTGAATGTTCACCACCATCGGACGCTCAGTGCCCATCTTCGACAGCGGGATGATCGCCTCCGGACCCTTCTCACCGACCATCGCCAAATGCGGACGAGTCACAATGCCACCGGTCGCGTAGCCGGGAACCGACTTCTCGATCGCTTTCACATACGACGAGAGATTGTCGAGCAGGAACGGCTGGTTCGACACCAGGTAGCGCAGGAGGTCCAACTGGGCCTTGTAATAGGAGGACGTGCCTGACGCATTACCCAGCGACGAGGCGTAGGCCTGGGACGCTTTGATCGCCAGCGACGCCATCTCACCCTCGATCGACGCCGTGCTCAACCCTTTGGAGAGTGCGGTGTTGAAGTCCGCCAACTTCTGCTGGTACGACGAGATCGCCGAGTCGAGTTCGGCCTGATAGTTGACCTGGTTGTTGATGTTGTCTTCAGCGTCTTGGATCGGACGTTGGATGGCTTCGGCCTGTTCGGCTGCTGACTGTGCTTCGGCGAGTTCCCGATACTTGTCGATCAACCGTTGGATCTCGTCGCGGGTCAGACCTGCGGCCCGAGCGATGTTCTCGAACATCGCCACACCAGCCGGACCCTGATCGATCAGGTCAAACGAGATCTGCAGAAGCCGATAGTTGGCGTCTTCTAGGTCGCGTTGAGCGTCTTCGAGGTTCTCTTGCGCACGGCGGTAATCCTCGGAGTCGGCACCGGACTCCTGCAGTGCACGTTGGACGTCCTGCTCGGCGTCGACGAGGTCGCGTTCGGCGTCCTCGACTCGGCGTGCGGCGTCCTCGTGGTCCCGACGGTCTTCGATCAGGTTCTTCACCTCATCGAACGCCTCTTCAGCCTCGTCCAGCACCCGAGCGATCTCGTCCGTGCTCTGCTCGACGATCTCACCGGCCCGCCGAATAATGGTGTCACCGACGTCGTCAAGAGCGTCGGCCACGAGGCCCGCGCCGCCTTCGACCCCTTCGGCGATGCCCTCCGACACCGGACGACCGACCTCGTCGGCCATCACCTGCGACGGTGACCGGATGTCGAGACCTTCTTTGGCGGCCGCGATCATGGACCGGACGTACTCGGTCATGGTGCGTCGGATGAACGCGTCGCGTTCCCTCACACCAGCGGCGATGCCGTCAGCGGCTGACTGACCGACCTCTTTGCCTTTGGCGGCCGAGTTCGCCTTCTCTTCGATCAGCCGTCGTTCCCAGCCGTCCAAGACCTCCTGGCCTTGAGAGTCGTCGGCGGTGATCGCGGTGTGGACCTCGGTGTCAACACTGTCGAGGTCGTCGATCCAGGCTTCGAGCCCTTTGCGGAGAGGGCTGTTCGGTTCGAGAGTCTGTGCGACTTTCCACAACTCTTGTTTGAGGATGGCGTTCTTCTGGGTGGCGGTCAGGGTTTCGCCGTTGGCAGCCGCCCACGCCTCCTGGAGTTGAAGCGCCACGGTGGCCTGGTTCCACGCTTCGCTCTTGACGTTGGCGAGCGCTTCCGCCTTCTCATCCTCGGTGGCTGTGACGTTGCTGTTGACTTGCGCCCATTCGTTGAGGGCGTCGGCGGTTTGGCGGACCTGCGACTCGTAGGTCATCTCGGCTTCGATGGCCGACATCTTGTTGCCGAGAAGGTCGTCGACGGCTTTGGCGGCCTCCGCGACGGCGTCTTCGTAATCCTGTAATGCTTCGGTGCCACCGTCGACGCCGGTCGCGAACCGTTGGGCGGCGTCCGCCCCATCGTCGGTCTCGTTCGTCAGCGCGGTCTGTGCTCCTGCGGCCAGATCGAGGCGAGCCTGATACCGCTCGATGAGCATCAGGTTGTCTTGGTATTGCTGACTCGAATGGTCAAGGGCGTCGGCTTGGTTCCGCCATGCGTCGAGGAGTGCTTGCGCGGCTTTCGGTGAGGTGTCCAGCATCTTCTGGAACGCTTCGTCGATGAACTCGATGTCACGTCCGATGGACCCACCAACGATCGTGACTTCCTTGCCGAAGTCCTTGATGAGGTTGCCGAGGCTGAATCCCTTGCCGACGGCGGCGACCTGGTCGCGGAACGTCTTGAGAGCGTTCTCAGCCGATCCGGTTCCCGAGGCGAACTCCTCGGTCGCGATTGTCATCGCCTGCAGTTTCCGTTCGACGTTTCCGGCGTCGTCGGAGATGGCGTTCATGACGGTGCCGATAGTTTCAGCCATCGCCAGTCCGGCGAGGGCAATACCGGCGTACTTGGCCGCTTTCCCGAAGTTGTTGAGTCCACCTTCGGCGGATCGGAACCGGTCACGCATCTTGATTGCCTGACCGGCAGTGAACGACAACGCACCCGCGAGGCCGATGGCGGCGGTGCCGTAGGCGGCGACTGTTCCGACACCCTTTTGCATGTCGGGGTTGAGGCTCGACATTCCGCCAGCGACCTTGGACAGACCGCCGACGAGCGCGTTCATGACCGGCAGGACACCTTTGCCGATGCCGTCTCGTAGGTTCTCCAGGTTTGCCTTGAGGGTCGCTTGTTGTCCGGCGAGGCTGTTCGACTCGCGCGCCCATTGGCCTTGCATATCGACCGTCTGCTCCATCAAGAGCAGGTCGATACCCATGACCCGTTGCTTCGACGTGAGAACACCGGTGATCTTCTCGCCGGTTGCGGCGAAGATCGCCTGCTTGATGTTCGCGTCGTTGACGAACACGTTGTATTTCTGAAGCGTCTCGGACGACCCCGCGTACGCGGCACGAAGGTCTTGGATCGTTTGCTCTGGGCTGACGTCGGCGAACGCCGCCATGTCAGACGCCAACCGCACCTGTCGTTTGGTGAACTCTTCGAGTTCGGCTCCGGCGTAACCAGCAACCTTGCCGAGTGATCCGAACGCGGTCGAAGCGGCCACGATCTTGCGTTCCGACAAGCCGACCTCGGTCGCACCCTTCTTCGCCCAGTCGGCGATGTTGAGAGCGACGGTCTTGCCGAGAACCTGGTTCAGGGCCGACGTGCTGGCTTCGAGTTCGGCGGCACCTTCACCAAGTTTCCACAGTCCCGCACCGGCCACACCTGCGAACGCCATCGCACCGGCACCAAACTTTGTGAGATTGCCTGCGACCTTGTCGAGACTCTTCTCAGCTCTGCCAAGTTCCTTCTCGGCGGTGGCACCGGTCTTCTGAAACTCGCGGATGGCCTGATCTGCATTGGCGGAGATCAGAAATGCGAGACGCTCGGTAACCGTTGCCATGTAGCACCTCTAGGTGTAAGCGCCGACTTCACCTCGGACGTAGGTGTAGGTCTGTCTGCCTGACCGAACGACATCGACAACCGCCGAATGAACAGTGGCGTGAAGTTCCTTGATCGCTTGAGGCTTCGCTCGTTCGAGGCCTCGATTGAACGGCAGTTTCCCTTTGAAGCCCGGATGTCGACGCACCGAATACCGGAAATCACCGTTGATGGGCATAGGTCGCACACCGGAATAGACCCCACGACCACCGAACGCTTGGGCAAGTTGTCGCTGGCGTCGAGCACGGGTGGCTCCACGACCCGTGATCGCACCCAGGCGAGGGAAGATCGGGTGTGGCTTTGCACCGTGTTCGATCAGTCCCCACGGTCCTCGAGCCACCAGGAGCGCAGTCGGGTTCAGCGTCCCTTTGACGTTGAAGCCCAACGTCATCTGTTTGGGCGGTGTGCCGTTCCTTTTCATCAGGTTAGACATCTCGTGATCGCCGCCGACTGCACGAGTTAGCTCTGACTCGATCGATCGTTTCAGAGTCATCGACGCTCGATACACGGCGTCTTTCTGTGATCTCTGAGCCGCCATCCCGATTTGCTGGATGCGCGCGGCAAGATCGGTTGACGTATGGCTGACGTTGCTGGGCATCAGTCGACGGTTGTCAGTGCGGCAATAACGGCAGCCGCTGGAGCCGAATAGACCTCGGCGATGGTTTCATCGAGGTCTCGTCCCTGAGACGCGACAAGGACGACGATCCACGCCGCGAGGGATTTCGGCCCTGTCCACGGCGAGATCGACGTCCACGAGTCCTGTTCCAGTAGATCAGCGACGGCGACAAGGTGTGCACCGATCACGTCACTGTCGGTCCACGAGTTGTCACCCCAGGTGATGCGCCAGTGAGTCATGTCCTCCCCTTTCCGGTGGATCAGTTGGTGCCGATCGAAACGTCACCGGTGATCTGCAACGAGAGCGAGAACGTCACCAGGTCAGCAACTGCCGACGACACCTCATAGGAGGCGACGAAGCACTCGCCCGAGAAGTTCGGAGTACCACCGCCGGTTCCAGCCGGTGAGTACGAGAAGGTTGACGAGGTCGCCAGTCCGAGCAGACCGGTGATGTGGGTGTTGAGAGTGGCATCCCACTTGCCCGAGACGCTGATCGTGTCGCCGTTGCGAAGACCAGGGGCATACGACTTAGAGTCCTGACCGAACACGGTGGTGTCGAGCATGTCGGTGGTGTTGGCGATACCCGACACGGAGTCGATGTAGGCGGAGATGTCGGTTGGGGTTCCACCTGCGTTGTCGAGGGTGAACACCGTGTTCTTTGCGGCGACGAAGGCCATGTTTTCTCCTTAGAGACGTGCCACAGAAACCTGGGCGGTGAATGAGGGGTCCGTGCCCGTGATCGTCCACGTCGCACGGACGTAGCGGTTCACGGTGCCGGTCGAGTAGACGACTTCCGAGGTGGTCGTCGACACGCTGGTGAACGAGAGAAGCGTGCTCCAGTCGCTTCCGTTCGTTGAATGCTGAACCACCACATCAAGGTCAAGATCGGACCCATCGACGGCGGTGACGTGAAGATGTGCGAGCGCACCATTGCTGGTGGCGGCGCTCTGGTCGATCGTGGTGCCGTTACCGGTGGTGGTGAGGGCCGCCAAGTCGATCAGGCTGACGCCAGTGTTGGCGGGCGTGCCGGAACCGAGCGCCATGTTGAACGAGACGACATCGGCGACCTGTGACGTCGGCTCGAAGGAAAGTGTGCGGGCTGGAACCAGCCACACCGACTGACCGGCGGCGAACCCGCTGGGAGCGACCGAGGTGGGCACTGTGGAGCCGGTGGCGATCGGGGCGGTCAACGCCTCAACCACCGATCCGGCGGTGCCGTCGTCGTCCAAGAACCCGTCGAGATTCAGGGAGAAGTCTCGAAGCGATGACGTGAATTGGCGAGAGGTGTCGCAGAGCGTGGTGATGTCGAGCATGTCGATGCTCGCCTGCGGGGCGACACTCTTCAGATAGCAGGAGAGCGCCACGTTGCCGTAGAGGACTCGGGTGTTCTGAGCGTTGATGAAGGCCACGAGAGGCTCCTTAGGAGTGGATGGTGACGATGAAGTCGACGAGCATCAGCGACGTCCCGTCGGCGCGGTCTTGGGTGCCGAGGTTGCGGGCCTCGGAGACCCGCACCGTCTGGGCGGCACCACCGAGCGTCGGGTCGGCCTCGATCACCGCCTTGATTGACGCAGGGCCGTTCCCGGCGATGTAGTCCTCGATCCGAACTTGCGCGGAGCGGTCGTCACCACGAGCGACGAACAGATGGACGGTGAACTCGTATTCGTCGCATCCGCGAGCGAACACCGAGTCGTACACCACCCGGTCCAGCGAGATCGCCACACCCGGCGGGTTCGGGTTGTCGGGCAGTAACTCGTACACCCGCAACGACGGGATCGTGCGCAGGGCTTCGGCGAGACCTTGACGAAGATCGGACATCGAGGAGGGCATCAGGCCACCGGGATCTTGCGGTAGGGGGCGATCAAGGCTTCGACGTCGGGGTCGGTGCGACGCACCATGACGACACCCAAGTCACCGAATCCGGCGACACCGAGCGGGCTGTCGGCTCGTCGGAAATGGCGGGCGGCCAACAGCACAGCGACTTCGCGGATCGCGTCAGGGATAGCGGGCCATCCCCAACGGGCGGTGACTTGGATGGTTGCTCGACGGCGAGATGAGACGGGAAACCCGGTGTCGAGCGCCGTGAGCATGGTCACTGGTTCGCCTTTGGCGAACGAGTTAAACGGCTCCACCTGGAAGTCCACACCTGCAGTGAGAGTGGTGCCGTAAACACCGGTTCCGGTGTTATCGACTTTCACAACTATTCCGGTGGCGGAACCGATGTCGTCCACCTCCACCCGATCGGATCGGGCAGGTGAAAACGTGCGGTTCGAAGTGGTGCCATCGAGATAGAAGCGGCGGGAACACATCCCGTCGATCCGACGTGACGCCGCTTCGATAGAAGTCTCCAGGAGACGGTCGTCGAGAGTGTCGGTGATTCGGAGTGCCGTCTTGAGGTCGTCAAGTGTGCAGTAGCCGTTCGTGATGGTCACGTCAGGACTCGGGGGTCTTTCGGATCTTCACGGTCGGCTTGACCGCCTTCTCCACCACCGGATCAGCGGCGGCGGTTTCAGTCACCTCGACCTTGCGAGGCTGGGGCGGATCGACGAACTCGGCGTACCGGTTGATCACCAAATGGTCAGCCACCGGCCCTGGGACGTCGCCCACCTCGCCTTTGCGCGGGTAGGGGCGACCGTTCAGGGTGCCGGAGATGTCGACGAGCATGCGAACTTTCATGGGAGTTCCTTTGCGGAGGGGTGAGTCGGGTAGCGGCGGAGGCAACCGCTACCCGACTCGAAGATGGGTCAGGAGACGTCGCCGCCCAAGAAGTGCTTGACAGCACCGGTCTGGTCAACGAGGTCACCGTCGGTGCGGAGCGTCACACGGAAGGTGCGCACCGAGTAGTCGAAGGCGAAGTCGTCCGACACCGCGACCTCGATGCCGTTGACTTCACGGATGAAGTACGACGGCACGTGGCCGAAGAGAACCGACTTGGCATTCGCGGCGGGGACAGCGACCGAGTCGTTGATCCACACGGGGTAGCCGAGAAGCGAGTCCGGGTCGCCAGCAAGACCAGGGGCGAACAGATACTGGTCGTCCTGGTCCTTCAGTTTGCGGGCGGCGGCCATCGCGGCCGACGACATCATCCAGCCAACACCGGGCTGGCTCGTGTAGACCGAGTTCACGCTGTAGCGCAGGTCGATCAGGTCGTCAGCGGTGAACGCACCAGCGACAGCGTTCGCGCCGGTCTTGCCGGTGCTGGAACGGGTCACGATGCCGAACGGCAGTGTGGTGCCCGCGCCGACAGTCATGTCAGCACGGGTCTTGATGCCGATGGCGAGACCGGCCTGGCGGGCCAGGAAGGCTCCGACGTCGATGGACGAGTCGTTCGCGAGTTCGTTCGACATCTGTACGAGCACGACGTACTTGAACGCACCGAGGGTGGTGGTTCCCAACGTCGGGTCGGCCGGTGATGCCTGAGCGCCTTCACCGACGATCGCGGCGGTCGAGAACGCCGTGGACTTCGGGATGGCGAGCGACTCGCCCGTGGCGGTCGTCAACACGGTGGCGTACTGGCGAACGACGTTCGCCTGCTCCAGATGCTCGACGATGCGGCTGTAGACCGACGACGGCACCATCGTGGCGTCGCCCTTGGTGATCGCACGCTTCTCGAAACGGTGGTTGCGGATCTCGCCACGCAGAAGCGAACGGACGATCTCGTCGTCGCTGTTGATGGTGGTCGACTGATCGTCGGCGAGGTGCGGTTGAACACCGAGACGAGCACGAGACTCTTCGATAGTGCGGTTGCGCTCCTCGGTTTCGAGGATCGACTTGATGCGAGCGTCCTTGGCGTCGAGGTCCGCGTTGATGCGGTCGAACTGCTCGGACTCTTCTGCGGTGAGGTCGCGCTTCTCGTTGGCGGCCACGTCGAGGAGGCTCTTGGCCTGCTCCCATGCGCGTGCTCGCTCTTCCGAGAGCACGTCGATGAACTTGCTCATGGTTTCTCCTTGTGGAGTAGAGGGTGGATGGGGGTGCAGGTGGTGGCGTCAACCGTGGTTCCCGCCGTCGCGGGTCCGAGGGGGCGCTCCGGACTGCGTCTACGCCTTCTTGGCGTAGAGATCGTTGAGACGTCGCAGAACCGAAATCGGAACTGCGACTGGTGCCTCCGGTGTGTCGTCAATCGGTTCTGGATCGCTTTCGTCCGAGGATCGCACCGTCGCCGATGTGTCGGGATAGGCCGGGAATCCGGTCACCACCGAGACTTCGTGGAGGACGACTTCTTGAAGTTCGCGAGTCTGTCCGTCACCGGACCAGGCGTCGCCGCCTTTAGGGACGGAGAACCCGAACGACATCGAGTGGACGTCACCTCGACGCATGAGTATCGACAGGTCACGCCCGTAAGTGGTGTCCGGCAAGGTGCCTTCGACCAGTAGCCCCCGCTCGTCTTCGGTGAGAGTGATCGTTCCCGACCGCGTCGATCCGAGCACCATGTCCGAGTTGTGATTCACGAACATTCGGATCTCGCGACCCGAGTTCAGCGACCGGCGAAATGCTCCAGGGCGGATCGTTTCGATGAACGGCAACGGCTCGGACTCGGCATTGAACACCGCCGCATACCCGCGAAAGGTTCGAGGCATGTCCTCGTCATCGGTGACGTCGAGGTTGCCGAGGGTGACACTGCGGAACTCGACATCTCGTCCATGAATCGGTGCGGTGGTGATGTCAAGTCGCGTGTAGCGGACTTCAGAGTCGGACATGGCTTCTCCTAAAGAGGTGGGTCTGCGTCGATGCCTGCGGGTGGCAGTTCGGTTCCTGGTCCGGCCATCGGAGCGCCAGGAAGTGCCATCACAAAGTTGTCGCCGCCTTCATACGGTTCGAGTCCCTCAGAAGCACGGCACTCGTTCGGGGTTCGAATCCCTGTCATTACAGCGATTTGATACGCCTGCAAACGTGAGAGGGTGTTCGCTCGAAGGAAGGCGTCTACATCGAAACGAACGAACTGGCCTCGTGGCACGAGCGACGAGAACGCATCTTCGATGCGTCGAAGCCACGGCATGAGGGTGTAGGTGACGAAATGCTGACCAGACATTTCGGCGTTCTCGTAGGTTTGCGAATCGCCCTTCGCATTGATCAGGTACGACGGGATGCGGTAGATGCGTGCAATCTGGGCGATCTGCTGTTCGCGGGTTGCGTTGAGTTCCATGTCAGCCGCCGACGCGGTGACCGGACGGTACTTCAGACCACCCGCCAACACCGCAGGCTTACGGCGACGATTGTGCTGATTGAACCAGGTCTCTTGCAGGACTCGAGCCTGGTCAATTGTTAGCTCTGAGTCCGTTTCGAGGACGCTGGACGGGGTTGCACCATCTCCGTAGAACTGAGCGAGGTGGCGTTCCATCGCCAGGGCGAGACCGATCGTGGTCTTTTGCTCCTCGATTGGTGACAGTCCCTTCAGCGCCTGGGGTGGAGTCCACCAACGCAGATGAAGGATGGCGTCGTTCGGAAGAGTGGTCCCGTTGACGATGTAGCGGCGACCTCCGTTGCTGTTGCTCTCGACGACCACGTTTTTCGGATGCATCGGAGTAAGGGCGATCGGCTCTCCGTTGTCCCCTCGGTCGACCAGCACGTAAGCGTTTCCGTGCAATGCCAACGAGGTGACGGTCTGGTGGACCAACTCGTATCGGGTGACGGCATCGGACGGTTCGGTGAAGATGCGGGCAGTGCTCAGCGGGACGTCACGGTCGCTGGTGCGGCGGAAGGTTCGAAGGGGCAAAGAGGCCGTCGAATCGGCTATGAGGCCCACACAGGCCATCACAGCGGCCACCTGGAGGGCCGTGGTCTCATTCACCGGCTCCCCGGACCAGTTGGTCGAATATCCGGCGAAGTCGCCAATTGGCACGAAGGCACGTTGCTGAGGGCGTCGAAAGAAACTCATCGGGACGAATACCAACTAAGGCCAAGGATGCTGAGACCGGCCGCGATCCATCCGGCCGGAAGGTAGATCGAACTGATCCCGTAGATCACACAGCCTGTAGCGATGCTCTCGATGAGGGTGGTGACAGTTTCACGCTTCATGAAGGCTCCAAGGATCAACAACAGCAGGACTGGACTTCGCAGGTGTGTTCAGCCCACCGAACGCCAAAGTGACTGCGACAAGTGGCGTAATGTCGACCGCCGACGACTGTCGTGCCCACGCCCACACATCTCCGACGGTTCGCTTCTTCGCTCCCGACACTGCATTCGACAAAGAGGCTTGATCCAAATGACGGAGTCGGTGGTTGGTAACCGCATCCAACAACGCGCCACACGAGCGAGCCATCTCTTTGAGGTGCACCTCAGCCACATCGACACCTCGGGCACGAAGTTCGTCAATGAGCGATGCGGCAGGAGATGCGGAGTCGATGCGCACCACCGCCTTCCAGCGGAGCGCCACCTCAACCATGCGTTCGACAAGCCAACCGGTGCCAGGTTGACGATCAATCACCTCAATATGGGCCAGTCCGTCAGGCCGTCGACCAGCGACGGCGATGCTCGCCCAACTTCGCTCCGGGTTCATGTCGAGACCCATCACCAACGAGCCAGAGGCCACCGAGTCTCGGTCGACCAACTGGTTGAAGGCGTCCAACGGGATCACATTCGCCGCACCGTCTTGACCGTCAGGTATTCCGAGTCTTTCACGGGCGAATTCCCGCAAATTCTCTCCCATCACCGCCAACTCCGAAGCGACGAACTCCTCCGAGATCCGAATACCCAGCGCCGGGTTGGCTTTACGCCACACAGCCGGGTCCGAGATGTCGTCTTCTGGAACGGCTGACCACTCCAAGTAGGCGAGACGACCCGACGTGTCGTTCTCTTTGATCGCAGTCATAGCTCTTGCACGCACCGAATGAAGAAACGTCGATGTCGCCATCGGAGCGGACGATGCGTACACCAACTGCGGGTTCGGTCGAGCGGACAAAGTCGGCAGCAGAGCAGCCATCGCTGGCGCATCAAGTTCATAGGCCTCGTCGAGAACGATCTTGTCTCCCGTAAAGCCACGACCAGATCCACGAGACCTCGCAACGAACTTCAGCCGGCGACCGTCGCGTAGTTCAATTCCCTGCTCACCGTTCGCATAACGGATATGTCGCACCTTGCTTCTCAACTGTGGCGCACCATCAATCACCCCAGCCAGACGAAGAAACGCCTCGTTGGCCGTTTTGAATTCGTGAGCGCTGTGGAGGATCAAGCGTTCCTTGGTGATAAAGAGCCAAGCCAACTCAAGCGCCTCGAGGATCGTGCCCTTACCGTTCTGACGAGGACACAGGATGCAGGCTTCGAAGGCCGCAGGAGTGCCATCAAAGCGCTCGCTGAGAACAATCTCGACAGCAAGTCTCTGCCACGGGTCAAGGACCAGGCCGACTGCGTCAGCCAGTTCCACCGCTTCCGCGCCTGCGCTGTTGACTGCGCCGTCCGGGCGAAGAAGAAGCCGTGGCTCCTGAGATCCGATCGGAACGGCGACGAGCGAGTTCATCGACAAGTGTTTCCTCCTCGGTCGCCGACACCCGTTGTGTCTCAGACATCAACCAGGTCAACCCGTCAGCAATCTGCGCGTCCAGATGCCGAAGTGCACGACGATCCGTCGGAAGGCCGCTCCGAAGAACACTGATCCGAAGGGCAACCCTCTCGTCAACCTGTTCGCACAGAACCTGCAGGATCTCCCGAGCGGCTCGAGACAAGTGATCCGGATACGACGACACCCACAGATCGGTGCCAGCCTGACCTAACGGACGAAGAGGCTCAATCGGCGTGTCCCGAGATTTAGTCTTCGGAAGTGAAGTCATGTTCGTTCCCTGTCGCGGCGGAGACCGGTTTGATGCCGGTTGCTTCTTGGAACCTTCGACAGATCACGTCGCAGTAGCGAGGGTCAAGTTCCATGACACGCGCCACCCGACCAGCCTTTTCGGCAGCGACCATTGTTGAACCCGACCCTCCAAATAGGTCCAGGATCACACCACCGGCCTTAGATGAGTTCCGGATGCAGTAGAGGATCAACTCAACCGGCTTCATCGTCGGATGATCAGACGAGCGGCTCGGCTTTGGAAACTCCAACACCGACGTCTGAGCGTTGTCGCCGTACCAGCCAGCACCACCGCGACCTCGTCGACCCTTCGCACCGGGGACATAACCGAAGTAGATGTCCTCGTGCCGATAGTGATAGTCGGAATGCCCCAGGACAAGAGAGTCCTTCACCCACACCAGCCGCTGCCGGTACAGGCCAAGTTCAGACAACTTGGTGGCGAACACAACCGCTTGTTGACCAGCAGGGGCGGCCACATAGACCGCCGCTCCGGCTTTGCATCCTGCGATCAGATTCGCAAACGCACCGGTCAGTAGTTGATCAAGGTCGGACTCCGAGTCGTTCTTGATCGTGAGCGAGTCCTTGGTCTTTCCCACATAGGACACGCCGTAAGGAGGATCAGTCCACACCATGTCGGCGAGAGCACCGTCGAGGAGTCGATCCAGGTCAGATGCCGACGTCGCATCACCACACATCAGCCGATGCTCACCAAGAATCCAGACGTCACCAGGAACCGTCTTGGCCGGAGCCGAATCAGGTACGTTGTCCGGATCGTCAACCTGAAGCGTCCGATCCGAATCAACGATCCGATCGAGCAACTCGGCGACTTCATCATCCGACCAGCCCGACGCCACCAGGAGATCGGCGTCGATGGCCTGAACTGAAGCGATCAAATCGGCGAGCGCTTGCTCGTCGTAGCCGCCCAACTCGGCGGTGCGGTTGTCCGCCAACGCATAGGCGTTCGCAGTGACATCGTCATCGTCAACCCACACCACAGCGATCTCGGACCACCCCAACGACTGGGCCGCCTGAAGAGTGTGGTTGCCTGCGATCACCGTGCCATCTCGACGAGCGACAATCGGCTTTCGTTGACCGAACGCATCAAGACTTCGGGCCACGGCCTCAACGTCGCCACGTCGAGGATTGTCCGGGAGAAGATGCAGGTCAGCGACCGGCGTTGAGAGCGGAACAAGGTCGGCGTGAATCATCAGGCTCCAACTAGAGAGAAACGAC